TATCGAACAATGCAATATTGTCTTGCATTTTAACGTTACCAGTTAATTGAGCGTATACCATTTTGTTTACTAAGCGTTTAGCAGCAGAACCGTATTTAGTAGCAATTTTGGAGAACAAGCCTAAGTCATCATTAATGATTGCTTGACGAGTCAAGCTGAACAATTTACCATAAGTCGCTACTTTAGTACGAGCAGATGCCTCACCTAAGGAGTCTTGTTTGAATTGGCCACCTTCAGGAACTAATTCAAGGTTGCCCGCTTCAGACAATGCATAGCGTGCAGCTTCTTTGAAGTCACGGTTAGAGCCTTTACCTGCCCAGATTTGGTAAGTAGTTTCAGCTTCATTGAAGCCTACCATTACAGATTTATTGGCAAGGTTAGACATAATAGCAGGGAATGTAGATGTGGAATTAATAGCCTCACGAGCCAATTCCATATTATCGCCGAAGTTAGCTTTTAAGCCTTCACGTTGTAAAGCTTCACGTGCCAGCTCAACCATAGAGTGACCACGTAATTCTTGTGCACCTGGTGCAGCTTCTGCTACTGGGATACCTGCTGCCATCAATACAGCGTCTTGTGCTGCTGCACGGAACTTATCAGATTCAGCTTCGCCCATTGTTACAGATACACCTTTGTTACGTGCACGTAATTGATCCATAACCATTTCACGTGCTTCGTCAACGGATTTGCCCAATACGATTGCTTCGTCTGCGCCTTCAACATCGAAGTCGCGGAACATAGCAGTAATTTCGGAAGTACGTTTACGTTCTTCTTCCATAGCTTTCGCCAATTCTTCTTTTGTGATACCGCCTTCAACTGGAGCGGATTTCACTTCTGGAGTTTCAGTTAATTTTTCTTTTTCATCCATACCTTTGTTTTCCTCCTGTGTGTCAATAATTGTATGAACTTGAATATCATCTGCACTGCGACCTACGCCGACCGTAGGGTCTGCAGGTACGGATACAATGCTGATTTCTAAGGGTTCCCAATCCGTTACTACATATGTGTCCGGCCCTTTGAATCTGCCATTACTGGATACAGAATCTTTCTCATCAAGCGCTTCATAGCGTTTAATAGAGTATCCAACGCTAACACCTTGAAGCGTACCGGATTGGACTTTCTTAAATATGGCGTCGGATTTTTCATCATCGTCAAAGCGTACTAGCGCTTTACCGCGATTATCTTCAATCCACACCTTTTCGATATGCCCCACGACCGCATCACGATCATGGTTAAATAGCACGGTGCCTAAGCCATCGTTAAATCTATCGAGATTGATACATTCTTCATCATGGCAAAGGATTTCATCGCCGAACCAACGGCCATATGGCGTTTCGGAGGAGAAGGAAAGTTCTACCGTCCGATTGTCAGAGTCGACTTGGTCAATCGTAGATTCACGGCAATAGTTACCATAAATGCTACGTTTTTCATTTTCGTCCATTGTTAGCCATCAGCTCCTTCCTGTGATTGTTGGACGTTATTGTCACTATCTGGGTCCATCAATGGTTGCAACTCACTGGAATAATCAAGTAACACCCCGAGCTCCTTGGCTCTATCCTGTTCGAGTTTCCGTTGTTCAAGAACTTCTTCCCAATCACGTCCAGATGATGCACACACATCCTCTAAAGTTGTAAGACCCGATTTAATCGCCTCTTTATTGGCGTTAACTTCCTTAACAGGGTCAATCCATGACCACCCCGGTGCAAGCCAAGCTACCTCTTGGTATTTGTCCTTGTTCGCTAAGTAGTCAGAAGGTAATTCGCCCGCTAAGTAAAGAGCGTCAATAAAAGCTTTCCAAATTGGCATACAGAAGTGTGTGATTACAAATTTCTGTACTTGACGGAATGTCTTTTGGTCCTCTAACAAGTTTTGCCTTGCCGCTGAGAAATTCCCAGATATATTACGCGCTACGATGTCAGCGCTCATACCAAGACCGGACGCAATACGTCTGGTCTGAGTTGCCGAGTATTCGCTTGCAGTTCCTGCATTACGCTTAGGGTCTGCAAACTCAATTGATTCACCAGGACTTAAATGCCTAACCATGCCTGGCGCCATTGTAATGTTAGGTCTCCCTTTTTTATCGCGTGGCAATATTGCTGAGTGTCGTGCTGAATTTTGCGAGGTTACAAAAACGCTAAAACACGCTGCAACACGGGCTGCAATCAAGTCCGCATCCATGTATTCGTCGATATCGTGTATTCGGCGTAAAACTAAAGCTAATAGGCTTATACCTCTAATCTGAGACGGTCGTTTCGGTTTAAATAATAAAAATGCCTGGTCAGTGCTTAATCGAACTGTATCAAAGGAACGTAACCCCATCGGGTCCGTTTGACTTACGTGATACGCTACTGGCCTGCCATGTTCTGTAACTTCAACGCCATTGATGATATTATTCTTGCCGTTTGTAATACTTACTGCGCCAATATTCTCGGCTTCTATCAACTGAATGGATAATGGTAAGTACGAGCCTTGTGAAGTTTTATTGACTAAAATCTCACCGTCATACACCATACGTCTTAGCGCCATTTCTTGTAGTTCATAGAAATTAGAAATGCCCCTAATGTCAGCGTTTTCAGGTTCAGCCCATTTGGCCCATGCTTTTTCAATTTTCTTATTTAGATCGTTGTTTAATTTACCGTTACGATTTCTAACTTTTGCTTGCGGAATAATACCCGTGCCGATTACATTTCGTAACAATGCAATAACAGCCGACTCAGCTAAGTCGCTGTTCATTTCTGCCGCCCTTGCACGTCCACGGATTATATCACGCGAACCTGTTGCAAGTTGCTCGGCCGTACCATACGCAGGTTGCCAGTCACTGCTTAACCTGTCCATAGATGCCGCATCATATTGACGTAGCGCATCACGATAGGCTTGGCGCTCATATGCACGTTGTGGGCTCACCCATCCTATTATTTTGTCAATAATATTCATCGTCCGCCCCATGTTACGAATGCATCCGTTTGATATCCGTTTGACTCCTCATGTACACGTTGCATCAATGTTTGTTCTCGTGCGTATAGTACTGGTAAGTCAATTGCCTTGAAACGCTTACCGCCGATTTGCAATTCAGAATACCCTTTAGTTTCGATATCCTCAATCACTTGACGGACCCGTTCAAGTTGTTCATTTACATCGCTCATGGTTCACCTCCTATCTAAACCAATGCCCCGTATTGCCTATGCCTCCGCCATAATCTTCGTAGGCTTCAACTTCTTCAGTTTCCTCATAGTCAGCTGGTTCAACTAAATATTTAACACCTGCAATATCTGCAACTGCAGCATTGTATGTACAGGTATCTAGCAAGTGATTCGTAGGGTGCCCAGTGAGTGGTTTCCACTGCACCGTAACTTCACCCGTTTTCACGTTGCGGATTTCTTGTTTTTCTTCCGACCGAAGATGGTCGGTATATTCTTGAGGACAATCCTTGAACAGATGGATTGTACCTACCTCATCAGTTGGCCGTACCATCCGAGCAAATATGAAGTCCTTCCAGTAGTCCGTATTAAGGACGTACAATTTAAGGCCCCCGATAACACCCTTCTCAACGCTTGACATTGAGTACGGCGCCGTCAGTGTCTTGTGATTTGACGAACCTTTTAACGGAATACATATTTCCGGGAACCTTGCACAGAATTGGTACACCTCGTCCGTTCTGAAGCCTGAGTCAATGCCCGCCTTCATCACCTGTCTAGGTTCGCCGTATTCTGTTGGATATTCCCTGTTGACTATGATCTCCTCTAAGTCATCCCAAGTACTAGCTTGGCCATAGTCGATGAGATAGGACTTCACGCCTGGCGCATAGGCCCTAACCTCCCACCAGAAGTGGTCAAGCTGTACGTCAACGCTAGCGATAAGTAGCGTTGCCTTATCCGGTACTACGCCACGCTCAAAGGTTGATTCCGTGAAGTGTAGCGTTTGCGTGCTTTTCGTCTTAGCACTTCGCCAAGGTTCTGCTAGCCAGGAGTTAATAAAGTTCATAAGTTGGTCCGGGAAGTCCTTTGATGTAAAGAACTCGTTCGCAACTTTTCCAAAAGCTATCCATGGCGAATACAAGGACGATAAGTGGTAGCCAACCGAACGCACTCGACAATCGGGTTCGTTTTCGGTTCGCCATTCTCCGTTACGGAGCATATCCATTTTGTGCTTATCGTGAATCGCTTTCTTACAGTGCACGCATTCATAATAGGCGGTGTCCCTGATGCGGTCCTTATTGCCTTTAGCCTCATCGGGCCATTTAATCTGTTTGAACACGAGTTTTTGATACTCACCACAGTGTGGGCACGGTACGTAGTACTCTTTCTGTGCATGAGCTTGCTTGAAAGCTGTCCAGATATTGCCATTTTCGACTGTTGGAGTTGATACCATCACGTGTTTGGCATCAACGAACGTTTTAGTACGTTCCGTTGCCAACTTAATTGGATTGGCTTCCTTGCCGGAGAATACCGGATACTTATCAACTTCATCGAAGAACACATACTTGATAGCCCTTGACGCTAGACTCGATGGAGAGTTAGCACCGGACAATACCAGGTAGTTCCCTGTGTTGAAGTTGAGTTCTAACTTTGAACTTTCGTTTTCGTTGTACATGTTGGCCAGAGGTTCTGTGTTCTTGATCATTGGCTCAACACGTTTATCGCTATTAAATTTCGCTAACGTATCTGTTGGATACACCATCATTGTTGGTGCTTTTGATTGATGAAGTGCGAACCCTATCATATTGAGCTCAGCTTCTGTCTTACCAATCTGCGTGCCAAAGCACAGTACAATCGATTCAATCAGATTGTTATTGAACATATCCATAGGCTCTCGTAAGTATGGAGTGCGGTGCGTGTGCCAGGGTCCGGGTTCTGCACTAGTGCTTGGGAGTACTCTGAACTTATCGGCCCATGTGGAAACGGTGTACCGCTCCGGAGGCTTGAATGCTGCGAGTTCTTGCTCTGTCCACGTAAACGATGTACTAGAATCGTGTGATGAATTGTAATGACATTGTTTATTCGGATTCTTTGATTTTTTAGAATTATTTTTCCTTCGTTTTCGTGTAGACGCCGTTGCGCGCGTAGCTTTCGAGGTACTCGTTGACACACTCATTCACCGTCCTCTCTACAATCACCCTTGTTTCTGCATCTGGAAACTCTTTGCTAACCGCTTTGGGTAACAGCCCAAGGGATGATTTCAATTCGTTAACGCGTCCAGTCCATTCACGAGTTACATCTTCGACCGAAATATACTGGCCTTCAAGAACTTCATTCATTCGCTTTTCGCGTTTCGCTTTGGCTTCCTTATAGTCAGCCTCGGCTTCAAGTTTTCTTTGAGCGGCGGATTTCGTTCCGTCCTTATCCTTGGACATGCCAAGCCATACAAGAACTTCGCGAACGTTCCACCACCCCGTGGCCACCTTCGGCATACCTGCACGATTGTGGCGTGATATCATTTCCGGACCGAGGTCCAAGATTTGGCATAGCACTTTTGTGGTGACAATGATCTCGCCATTGTCATCGAACTTGACTTTGGGTCTTTCCGTGGCCATTTTGGACCTCCTTCCGTAAGTGTCTATTGGTATGGTACTTTCTACTTGAAAAAATTTTTCACATGCGGACAAACATCGCGCGGAGGCGACCACCGGCGATTTTCCGTCTAGGAAGTACCTTTTTGTTTCAAATATTTTAAAAATAATTTCAAATCTATTTAGGGTATTTCTTTTCTCATTAAAGCTAACAAAAAGGACTACGCGGTTGTTCGTAGTCCTCAATGCTTCGCTTCATGTTTGGGCTACTGCCCAGGAGAGAAGTGTAAGTACATGAAAGGTATCACTATGAACTACCCTACAGTGTGTGGACACGGCGCTCGTTTCCGTATCCACACTCATAAGGTAGCACAAAGTGCAACTATCATTTCATATCATGTTTTAGAAATTTTCAAAAAGTTTGCAAAAAGACTTGACAGCCATCTTTCTTATCCGATAGACCTGGGGCTCGCTGTAATGCATCGCCTTAATGACGTCCTTCATGCCAAGACCAAAGTAGTAACGATACTCAAGGAATGTACGCTCACAATCGCTCGGCACTTGATGGATGATAGCCCATAGCTCGTATCGTTCCCTTGATAGTCGCCTTGACTCCTCAAGCAGATCACGATACGCCGTCTTGAGATTTAGCTGTTGCTCTTCGGTGATAGGGTACTCACTTCGTGCTTCTTGCTCCAGACGTTGCAGATGCGCCTCGACGTCAGTTAGTCGCCTATGACTATCCATCAGCCTTTGCAGTTTACTTATACCAGGATGTGCCCCCTTACTCGTACGTCTGCCCATACGTTCACATCCTATCAATACTATCCGGTGTCATATGTAATCCATCCCTTCTACAATCTTGTACAGCTCATCAACTTCATCTTCTATTGCTTCCAAGGTATCAGTAGCTTCATCCCAACGCTCATCATGATACCAAGGATACGAATATGTCTTATCATCGAATTGGTCATTACCTGCGTCCTTGTATTCACGAATGACCTCTTCACTTCGTACGTATGCCATCTCGTATTGTTCTTCCAAGTAGTTGACATACCGGACAGTAACTATGTATAAGTCATCCAGGTAATGCCCATGGTCGTGTAGCAGTTTCTCGAAACTAGCACTGGTATGCATAGGCTACTCACCTGTAATCCAACTCAAGAACACGCCTGCCTTCGCTAAGTCCTGAACTTCTTTCGCCGGATCCTTACGACCTGCTCGAAGGGAATACTTTAATGCGTTACCCTTACACCATCCTTTGAACTCTTCTGGTGTAAGCACAGCACGAATTACATCAACGCTTTCAATGGTTAGCCCTGGCAAGGTGTAATGCTGTGGATGATGTACCGCATCGTTCATTGACTCGTTAAGCGTACCATCAACAATAGGTGCAGCTATTGTAGGTGTTTCTGCTACTTCCGGTTTAGGCTCAATCTTGCCATACTGCTTAGCTTTATCCTCATCCGTCGCTACGGATACTGTTGGCTTTGCTTTAGGCTCAGCAGGTTTCACCTTAGACGGCGCCTTATATTCATGTTTCAATGCTTCTCGACACTCCGGACAATTGACAGCAGGTCGACCTTTGCCAGTTTGTTCGAACTCCTTACCACACACCTTACAGGTAGTCATCTTAGGTGATGGCTCTGGTGTAGTAGGCGGCGCTTCTGTCTTTTTACTGTCTTTTACTGTATTCTTACTGTCTCGTCCCTTGATGATATCCATGATATCATTGAACCCTTCCTTACATGTAGGGCACTCTTGTTCGTTACCGGTAGCCTTGAATAGGCTTCCGCAGGTCTTACATATTCTGCTCATAGTTGTTATCCTTCCCTCTTGTCGCATCGTAAACGATATTCGCGTTCATCCATAACCGTGAAATCTGTCACGCGAAATTCCCCTGGTATGCACTTATCCACATTAACCATGCATACATCATCACCTCCATCAAGCGTAAATGGATTTTGATAAACGGGTTGCCATGGATTTCTAGCCAATTCTTTCGATATTGTGGAGTATACTTGGCGCCAAGTCATCGCAGACACTCTAGCGCCCTCATGAAAAAGGCCTGCCACATTTACACACACATCTGATATTGGCATAACTAGCCAACCCAAGGGTCTAAATTCGGCAGCACCCATGTATACCTGCACATACGCTAATAGTTTCTTCATAGTGTTATCCTTTCACATATTTATCAATCCGTGCCTTCAATGACTGAAGGACATATTCTTGTGCTTCGTCTTTCTTCTCTAAGGCTTCCATCATGTCCTCGTCCCGTGTACCTACGGATATAAGGTGATGGATGATAACCTTTTCATTTTGCCCTTGACGATGCAAACGCTTATTCGCCTGTTGATATAGCTCTAGGCTCCAGTTAAGCCCGAACCATATTACATGATTACCGCCGTCTTGTAGGTTTAGCCCATATGCAGTTGATGCAGGATGTGCTAGCAGTATGTCAATCTTGCCGGTGTTCCAATCAAACTCTTCATCGGCACCTTTTAATTCACGTACACGCAGATCCGTTTTTGCTAATGCTTCCTTCAACCTGGCGCAGTCATGTTTGAAGTTATAGAACACTAACGCTGGTTTACCGTGTAGCTGTTCGATAAGCTCCATGAAGGCTTCTATCTTGCAGTCATGGATTTCATGGACATTACGTTCATCGTCATACACGGCACCGTTGGCCAACTGTTGGAGTTTGTTAGATAAAGCAGCCGCACTCATGGCGGTGATTTCCTCATCCGCTCCAAACACTTCAAGGACAGCATCGCGTTCCATGCTTTCATAGGCTTTCTTCGCCTTAGCGTCTAAGACGACTGGAACAGTATCATACACAATTGGCGGTAGGTCTAGATAATCGCTAGCCTTCATCGAGATACATAAGGGCGCTATGGCTGACATAATCGCATCATCTGTATTCGCCTTTGGCTTGTAGCTGTAGATCACATCACGACCTCGTTGGTCCGGGTCAAAATAATGTTCCCTAAATGCGGTGTAGGTCTTACCTAATGTTTGGCCACGGTCTAATAAGTAGACCTGAGCCCATAAGTCAATCAACCCATTCGGTGATGGTGTGCCAGTTAACAGCACCATACGGTTGATATGGTTGTACATGTTTGATAAGTCCTTGAATCGTTTGGCACGATGAGATTTAAAGGAACTCGATTCATCGACTACCACCATATCAAATGGCCAGGCGTTCTTATAGTAGCTAACCAGCCACGAGACATTCTCGCGATTGATGATGTAGATATCCGCCGGTGTATTTAATGCTTGTAGGCGTTTCTTTAATGGACCTAATACGGTGGATATTCTAAGAATACCAACGCCGTCCCATTTGGCCGCTTCACGTTGCCAGGTTGCTTCCGCCACCTTCTTAGGCGCTATGATAAGCACCTTCTTAACCTGGAAGTAGTTGTATTTCAACTGATAGATGGCGGATAACGTGATAATCGTCTTACCAAGGCCCATATCTAGGAATAGGCCTAGCTTATTTTGTTTGACTACCCTATCGATACAATACTTTTGATAGGGATGTGGATTAAATTTCACTATAGCCCTCCTAATCCTTAACTGTGCATCCGTACTTTGCCTTCTGCATCTTATGACGGATTTTTCGCACATTAGTCATGATATATGACTGTACGACGGTATCATCATGATCCTTCGCTTTTTCGTACTTACTAAGAACTTTGTACAAGCTATAATCGGAACACATGCCATGACAGCCAGGTGTACGCCTGGTACATTTCTTACACGGAACTCTCGCCATGAATACCACCTTCATTCGTTAGGTAGTCCTTAACGGCTTCAGGGCCGTAAAGGATGTAAACGGTCTGCAGTAGGCTCAATAGTTTCTTGCACTGCACATCCTGTAATTGGCTTAATCGACCTCGGGTCGTTTTAAGCTCTACGAATTGAACGGTACCGTCCGGCCATATCACAATCCGATCTGGCACGCCGACGTTGCCAGGCGATACGAACTTATAGGCCTTACCGCCCAACTCTCTAACACCCCGAACCAATTTCTGTTCGACTAGTTTTTCAAGCATCTATCACACCTCCGATTTTTCCATTCTCATTTAGAGGGGCAACAAAAACGACATGGATTTACACACATATGTGTATATAACCCATTTAACCCCTATTAACCCCTTAAACGTACTTAAATTTATATATTTTTACTATATATATATATAAATGTTGCGTTTTATATATATAAGTACTATAAACATAGATAAATACTAGGTTTGTTACCGCAACATTCTCCGCAACATTCCCGCAACATTGGGGCAACATTCTATTTTTTTGTCGCAACATTCTTTTTGAGAAAATCGACGATTGTTGCGGAATGTTGCGCCCATTTTTACATCATCCCTGGTATGATTTCAAAGCCTCGCTGGTCACCATATGGACCATATTTTCTAACCTTGTCATACCGGATTAAGAACGGTATGTTATCTAAAATTTGATTAATTTCTCGGCTATCCGCTTTCTTCATCCAGGATAAGTCCTTGTTAAAACATTCACACCAAATTTCAGCCGCGCATATACGATCCCTTAGTACTAATTCTTGGCCAGGTACCGCATGCGTTGCGGATAATTGCATCCGTCTAGCACTAATCGATAGCGATTGCCAGTTCTCAGGTACTTTCTGTTTCAAGAACTCAGCTACCACACCTGCTTTAGCATTTCCTTCCATATGGCTTTCACGTGCTAAATTTGCAAGGCGAAGTACGTCCTCATTATCCTCAATAATTAAGCTTTCACCTTGGCGGTATCTAGCTTTGGCTTCCGCCAACAGCTGATCCACTTCACCAGGTAAATTCTTAAATACGTTTTTCGTTGGTTTCTTTAAACCTAATTGAATTGGCCAGAATCGGCGGTTTCCCGTGATGTCCTTCAAAAATTCATGTTGGTTAGTGGAACCAAAGAACACGCACTGGCGTGGATACTCTTCCGTACGACGGCCGTAGGCCTTACGGAATACGTCGACCTGGCGTGATAAGAATTGCTTTGACGCATTTTCTTCCGCCTTAGAGTATCCGGCCATTTCGCCGCCTTCAACTAACCAACTATTTTGGATGCTTTCTGCAGCTTCTTTACCATCAAAGGTGTTAAGCCCATCAGCGTACCAATCCTTGCCCATTAACCGAATAAGGGATGATTTCCCTATTCCTTGGGCACCGACTAATACCGGCATCGTGTCATATTTACACCCTGGCTCGTAGGCACGTGCGACCGCAGCAACGAAGGCCTTACGACCTACTGCCCGAGTATACACGTTATCCTCTGCCCCTAGATAATCGATGAAGATTGTGTCTAATCGCTCCACACCGTCCCAGGTGAGACTGTCTAAATAATCGGTCACGGGGTTGAAAGAGTTTTGTTTCGCTATCAGTAGCACGCTATCAAGGACCTTATCCTTACCCGTGATATCGAAGCGGTTTTCTAAGTACCACTGGATACCACTATCATCGGTGTCAGTCCATATGCGTTTACCATGTTCCGATAGCGCCCAAGGTAGGGCGCCCATAGCCATATACCGACTACCGAACTTATCGTATGCGATACGGCCTTTGAGCGCCGGATCATGCGTTAATATCTTAAGGATATTATCACGTGTTTTCTTAAGCCCTTGATTCTCGTTATATTTGAGGTCAGCAGACTTCATCCATTCAGTCTCGAGCATAGCGTTGGCGTCAAGGTCAGTCACGTCCGTAGTATTAGAATTACTTATCGATTCTTGGAACACGTTCGTAGCTGACTCACGTGCACGTTCTTGTTGGATGCTGATGGCCACCTCTGCGTCCTCAAAGGCAAGCTTGCTCATCGCCAGGAACGATGGCATCTTATGCGGTGGTGTGCCGTCCTTAGCCGTCTCGTCGAGGTCGTGGAACTTATGAAGTCGAACCAGGTCGAACGCGTTCACAAGTTGGCCACCGCACGGATCCGTATTGTGATGCGAGTATAAGAACTTATCATCATCGTAGATTACCGCACCGCCGATGGTAGAACCTTCGACGTAGGTTAGGCGGTCGTTGGAGCCATCAACGTATGTGTACGCGTTAGGCAGGAACGTATCGATTGCTTCACGAATACCGTACTGCCGACAAAAGGCGCCTACGATACCATGCTTCGTTAACGGATCCTGTTGCTTCGTAAGAAGCTGTTTCACTCTAACCGATGTCTCAGAACCTGGTACCTGTGGCCACGATGCCACATCACGCCAATCGGTGTACTCAGCTAGGATACCGTCAGCAGATAAGAACGGCTTATCTGCAAATCTGAATACATACTGTGCATCACTTGAACATCCTGGCCAGTACATGAGTCTCGAGGCTTCGAACGTGGTCGAGTCCATCATGCCAATACCGATTAAACTGGCCACCTTACGAGCGATAGGCTCGTACTCATCAGGGGTCATGGTGCGGTCGGTTGGAATGACTACTCGTAACCGTGGTCGGTGTGGCGTGTGTGAACGAGTACTGTACACGACGTACGCCATACCCAAACTGTCCACTGTACGCACTACATTATCCGTTTGGCCAGGCTCAATGGCGTCAAGGTCAAGGGTGATAAGGTCACGGCCTGTGACGTTAATCGCCTTACGTTGGAGGCCGATTAAGCTACCACCAACGAACCCGCCGATGTCCTTCAGCTTAGCCTGCGCGGACTTTGGAAGTTGATGATACTGCTCAACGGTCTCCGTAGTACGTTGCGGTGTCCGGAGCCGTTCGATGAACTCGGACCACATGAGCTCCGTTTGAATCCATTGTTTAGACGTGCGACTTTGGCCTACGCTAATTATTAGTTTTTTGTCATTAATCATATGGCCAACGCCCTTTCTAATCCTTCATATAATAATCACTTGTAAATCCGGCAGCGGATAGGTGTAACCCTTCAGCCCATGGAATCGGGGCACCAAATAAGGCGTTAACCTTATCAAGTGTTTTCTCCTTATCCTCGGAAGGGATTTCCATAACCGCTTCATCATGGATGTGCATAGTAATTGGATACCCCGCTACTGTCAATCGTCTCAAGGTAACTGCCAGGCAGTCACGAGCCACGGCTTGAGTAATGTTTTCGACCAACTTGCCACCGTAGGTACTATCATCCACCCAGGCGTTATTGAACTGCGCCTTGAAATGGACGGCGTCCTTACCAAATTGGTTTTCTTTGATATACGCCCCAGGGTAAAATAGCTTCCGCCCACTCGGTAACTCTATCGTCATGTAACGATAGCCGTATATCGGATCAATTTCTAATCGAAATATAATGCCGTGGTCAAGGCCCATAGGGTTGCCTGTGGTTACCGTGTACACCGCAGCGTTTTCGACTTGATACCATAAGTCACGAATACGTGGTGAAGCTTCACGCCATAACCTTACAATGCCCGGAAGTTCTTCTTCCGATAGCCCCATGTCAAGGGCGCCCATAGCCTTTAACGCGTTCACGCCACCTTGATAGCCAAGGGCAAGTTCTGCGACCTTACCCTTTTGTCGTAGGTGCCCGTTTTCGCCGTGTTTCACGACTGGAACGCCAAACATAGAGGATGCCGAAGCGCAGTAGATATCGCCGTCATGGGCGAATACCTGTTGACGCCACTGCTCACCACTCAGCCAGGCGATAACCCTAGCTTCAATGGCGGAGAAGTCAGCCACACATAAGGTCTTACCCTCTGGTGCGATAATAGCCGTACGGATTAATTGTGAGAGCGTATCGGCTACATCACCATATAAAAGTTCGAGCCCTACACGATTACGATGTGTCACGAGGGAACGTGCGACATCAAGCGTTTCGATGTAGTTTCTTGGTAGGTTTTGGACCTGTATGAGCCGTCCGGCCCATCGTCCAGTACGATTGGCCCCGTAGAACTGTAACACGCCTCTAAGGCGATAATCCGAGCCCCAAGACTCTTCCATTTTGACGTACTTTGATACGGAGGACTTGGCCAACTTCTTACGTAGGGTAAGAACACGTTTGGCCACCTGGTTAATGTCACTCTTGAGGGCGCCATCAACGGTGTCCTTCGTTAAGTTTGGAAGATTAGCGCCTGTGTTGGTGTTGATCCAATTGAGGAGCGCCTGTGTTGAATTGGGATTGGCAAGTCTAGTTATTTCCTGTGCTTCCTTGGTAAGGATGCTCGTGTTTTCTTCATCGATACAAAGGGCACCGATGACGAGGTCATGGTCGATAAGTACACCACGATTATTGATTTCAATATCGATGTACCAATCGTTCCACGTTTCATCAGGTACAGGAAACGAGGCAAGCCGTTTATAGCATTCCATTTCAGTGACTACATCTTGACGATTGTATTCGACATACGTTCGCCACTTTTCAGGCTCATGATGTGGAAGGTTACGAGTTCGACCGCCGTTAGATTTAGTCGGGTTACAAGGAATACTAAAATACCGGATTAAAGCCTTGCCAGCTTTATCCTTTAATTTATCTTGAGGTAGACCTAGAGCCACGCCTAATTTAGCAAGGCCCATAGGATACCCTAAATAAGCTCCATGTATCATCGTGCAATGCCATTGACGTAATGGAGTAGTATATCCGGCCTTGTTTAGACAGGTGATTTCAAACTGTGCATTGTAGGCATGTTTAATAACATCCGGATTCTGTAAGTCTGCAATCACCGCGTCAGGTATCGTTTCGCCTTGTGCTAGATCCACAACTTCAACCTGGCCAAAGTCATACGCATACGCGAATAGGAGGATTTCGAAATCCTCCGCTTCGACATATTTGTATACCCCTGCGCCAATGTCATTTGTCGAAAACGTCTCTATATCAACGCTTAGGTGGCTCATAATGGCCACCTATTACATTGGAAGGCCAGTAACAGGGTTGATAGCTGAAACGGCTTCAGCACCACCGAATACATTTGCTGCGCTACCTTGTGGAGCACCGAATACGGATGCAGCGGATGCAGGTTGGCCACCTCCAAGCGGTTCACCATCACGTACCTTTTGTACAGGGCCTAAGCCAGCAGAAATACCGGAGGATTGATTATTGTAGAAATAGAAGTTAACCAATACGTTGGCATACATGCCAGAATATACTTGGCCAGGTTCAGTAAGTGGTTGACCTTGAAGGTCGACTACTTCCGGCTTGAATTTCATGGATTGAGACGCATTGAACACATAATGACCTTTACATTCAGGGCCGTATTCTTTGCCCCCTGGCGTATATCCATCACCATCGTGAATTGGTGTTTTAGGTTGCGCCGGTACTTTGGCGCCATGTTTCACACGAGCGTCGGCAATAGCTGCTTCAATAGCGTTATTGATAGCTTGTACTTGTGCCGTATCAGATTTAGGTACAAGGATCATAGCGCTGTACTTCGCTTCGCTGAAGTTATTAGGGTTTGTGTATGGTTCAAGTAAATGAACAAAGGATAAACGTACGTTTTGTAAAAGAACTTCTGTTGGTTTGCATTGGAATGCCATAATTAGTTACCTCCATTGGTATTAAATACTTGCGCCGCACTAGGTTGGTTAGTGATACGTGGGCGCTTGTCCGTATCAGCTACAAGAGTAGGTTTGCCAGGGTTCTTCACGACCTGGTCGCCTACGAGTTCATTAAATTCTTTCTTACCAATGGCCTTTTCAATCTGTGCCAATGTAAGAACCTTACGTTCATAGAGGATAGATTCATCTACCCCGCCATCGATAAGGGTTTGAATAGCAGTATCGCCATCTTGGAAGGCTCTGGAGCCTCCGCCCTCTACAGCTTTCCAACCCGGCACCTCTGCACCGGCTAAGGATTCCGATAATGCGTATTCCTTGATATCCTTGTACCAGGATTCAATATCCTTGCCATGTTCCAGGTATGTACCTAGTTCTTCAAGGCTAATGAGCCGAGGGTCTTGGTTCGTGAATACATGCATAGCATCGAAATGCTCGCATCGTGTTCTGCATTGAGCCTTCGCTCTACAGAAACCACACCAGGCACCCGCCTCAAAGGTATGACCTTCCATTTCGTAGGCTTCTTTAGCCTTTGGTGCGACTACCTCCTCACCCCATTTACGGAGGTCATCGGAGGACATTTCAAACTCTGAAATGTTGTTAACACGAGGCTGTACAATGGTCATCTTGATAGTATTGAACTTATACAAAAGGCTGTAATCGTGCATCGCACCAAGGGCGTATAACATCATTTGCGGATTATGCTCCGCATCAACTACAACACCTTTACCGTGTTTATAGTCAATGATATGGAGTGTATCACCGGCTAAGATGATACAGTCCGCCGTGCCAAATCCTTCAGGTACGTATTGACTAAAGTCAACCCGCTTTTCGATGACGACTACAGGAGCGACCTTGTAACTTAACATGATGGACTTGATGTATTCGAGATACACGTCTGTAGTCTCGTCCATTTCGGACGCCCATAACTCATTCTTTTTGATTTTGTTATAGGCTCTAGTGTAGGTACCCTTGGCCATCGCCGTAGTGTATTTCTTCAGTTTCAGTTCGCATAGCTCATGTGCGAGGGTTCCTTCCTTTGCATACTCTGATGTAGTATCAGGGAAGGTCGCCTCTAAACGAGGCGCCCCTGTACAATGTAACCACCTATGCGAACTTGACGCGCTTAGTAGCGCATGGGAAGCCATTAGATTCGAGCCCCCATGTTGCGAAGGTCAACTACGAGATTAGGGAATTGGTCTTTTGGAAGTTCAGGAAGGCTAGCTACTTTGTATTTTTGCATTAAGCCAACGATTTCATTCGTCCGGCCTGCATCCATTAGTGGTTGTAATGCCACTTGAATTTCTTCCAAAGTGTATTCCTTAACCGGTGCTACAGGTACAGCCGGTGTAGGTGGCACCTGTTGAGGCTCTGGAGTCGTTGGTACTGACACGGATGTCGGTACCACAGGTGCTACTGTAGCAGGTTGAGCGACTGGAGCCACCGGTGGAGCTTGGACTGTGGCGGGTACCACAGGGGCTGTGGGCGGTTCTTCCGTCGTAGGTATATTACTGTAGCTGAGGAACAATTTAAGTTCTTCACAAAGGGATACATAGTTTTTGGCTTCAAAAGTGATTCTGATCATGAGGAAATCCTTTCTGATTAATAATTAAATAATGCCGTGAAAGTGTAACAGCATGAGAACACAAACACCTAAGATGATGAATACGACTTGGCAAGCTCTAGTCACCCAGGTATCAATCTTTGTAAGTCGCTCCGTAACAATCTTTTCACGCTTAGCCTGTTCTCGTAGGGATTTTGATACCTCCCACGGACTAGGCGGAGCGGTTTTATTCGTTTTAGGTGAAATCAACGACTCTATTGCAGTATCTTTCACTATCCGTTTTCTTCTATTCTTTCGGGCCATTTGCATCACCCCTAAGATAATTGTTCTTTGGGTTTTGTAAATCCCGGTTTATCAATAAATTCCATAACCGTACAGGTTACTGCCTTTGCAAACGCGTGCGGGTCTCGGCTATAGTCGTGAGCGATAGCTACTACTGCACTAGCTAACATTGCGCCAAGTACCTTCTGGTCTGTTAATGTGGTTCTACATGCACAACGGCAGGAGCTGTAGTCTTCACTTAAATCCATATTGATTGATAGCGTGTGAGTTTTAGGTTTATTCATAGTGACCTCCTAAATACGACGTTGAGCAGCAACTTCTTGCGTTAACTCATCCACTAAGCGTTCCAACTTGCTGATACGGCTTTGGGCATCCTTAGCCTCAGCGATGTAGTCAGAACCTTTACCTGTCTTAAATGCAAGATTAATGGTGTACTGATTTTCAGCGCCTAGGGTAGCACCGAAGCCTAACATGATACGTTCATTAGGTCTAGCGAATACACCAAGGGCTACTGCGTTAGCGTTGCGGTAATGACCATAGCTAACTGCGTAGCTGACTTTATCATTTCTGTTGAACTCCAAAGGATGGAGCCCAGCTAATGCAGCACTAGACGCCCCCAACTTGTTAATGCGTTGGTTTGTAGAATTGATACGATTGTTAATCTCATCAGCCATGTTGTATTGGCGGTTTTCCAAATTCGTGATGCGTGTTTCATGGTTAGCAGATGTATCCTGAAGCGCACTGATATCAGCCGTATTAGTACGCACCGTTGCACCTAACGTGTTAATTTCATCGTACGCAGCGTATAACTGGGAGCCGTTGACAGCGTCCAAGCTATCCGCCTCAACACGCCCTGCGCTCACGTTCTGCAACTGTCTGTTATATTGAGCCATACCACCTGCGCCTGTGCGAGCTTTGGAGCCAAAGGAAACTACGGCGCCAGGTTGTTCGCCGGCGAAGATGTGACGAGTGCCGTTAAGGTCTACGCCGTCAACCCCTACCGCATCATCGGTCACCGAGTTGGTGCCGAGGGCCACCGCGTTGGCACGATCTGCAATTGTATTATTGCCGAAGGCAACAGCGTCAGTGGCTAATGCTTTTGCATGAGTGCCGAACACCAACGCACCTTGGCCGTTAGCTTCGGAATTAGACCCGAACACGAGTTGTTCTTTTTGGGAACCGATTTTATTGTTGTAGCCTACTACAGCGGACTGGCCACCTGCTACTGTGCCATTATTAGCGCCAACAGCGACGGAGTTTTCTCCAGTTACGTTGTTGGACCGACCAAAGGCCACACTAGATTCTCCAGATACGAACGCGCCATTACCGATAGCAACGCTATCGTAAGAGGCAGTTCGTGCCTGATTGCCAATGGCGATGGTGTACTCCACTAGGCTTTCCGCATGGGACCCAAACGCGAAGGAGTTACGGCCGGATGCTTTGGCATCGTTACCACCGGCGAAACCATTTTCGCCGGACACCGCATTGTTAGTACCAAAGGCTATGCCGTTTGGCGCAGATACTGTATTTTGAGTGCCCGCGATGAAGGCGGATGTAGCATTTGTAGTTGTTGTATTATTAGTGCCAATAATAAGGCTTGCATCACCATTAGCGGTGCCATTAGGGCCTAAGTTACTACCTTGTGCGAATACGTTAACCGCTAGTGCGGAGATTGCGAGCGTGGAAACAATTACTTTCTTGTTCATAGTTGAATTACCTCGTATAATATAAGTGTCAAATTATTTTGATGTGGCCGTGTCAGTATTCCCAGTACTGATGCGGTCATTTTCTTTTGGGCGTTTAAGAATATCGAAATCCGAAGGACTACCGATATCAACTTGTGCGTGTGCCCAGGTGTCATAGTCGAATCCAAATTTCTTAAGCTCAACTACTGCCTGCTTGCCTGAAGCAGCGCGATCGATAATGCTATTTAATGCATTCCTGGCTGACTTCAGCTTACGAATCTCAATTTCATAAGGTTTGGCCACTTCTAGGACTGCACGCCACTTTTGGCCCTTCTCGGAGTTAACATCGAGATTGTCATACCACCATTCGTGGAGTGGTTTGCACATACGTTTGATGAAGTTATCCGCATCAGGTACTAGCTTATTTGCTAGCGTACCGTAGCCAAGTTCTTCCAAACCTTGTGCGCCTTTCCGCGCTTCATGTAAGCCATTAATGACTTTGCGGAACGCTTCAGCAGCTGCTACGCGCCCATTAGCTTTAAGGCTATTGTAATGCGATTCGAGCGCTACGCTTTCAGCTTCTGTTTGTTCCAAGAGCCGAGCGTTGTACAGACTTCTGACAAAAGTCCGTACGTTGTTCTTTGTAGGGTTCTGCATAGGAACCTCCTTTCTGCTACATTGCAAAATATACTACCGTTGGGCTCCGTACCAATTGGCCATCATTGCCCATGTGAGGCTGCCCTCACTAATACTGACTAAAGTCAAATAACAATCCAATGTCGACGTTTAGATTGTCGGCTAAGATAACCGCCTTACTAAATGACATCGACTTATTTATGCCCTTGAGATGGCTGTATAGGGTTGCATAGTGCATCCCGCACATCTCAGCGACGTCTTGGATGGATAACTGCTTATCAGCTAGTACCTTACGGAACGCTTCAGGCCGTATGCGGTATCCAAACCGATTGCCCCAGGTCTTTTGTTGAATCGAGCACTGGTCAAATAAGAAGTCGATTCGTTGGCCAAGGCCTTTAGCTACTAACCTAGCTGTGCATATCCTCACAGGTAAGTGCTGTGATAACTTAACCAAGGTCGTGGAACTGATTCCGATGACTTCGCCGAAACTGCATAGCCCGTATGGTGTGTTATCATATATCAGCCTCTTAAGGTCGAAGCTGTTCTTTAACCGCATCATAGGGATGATTGGTTTCCGTCTCATCGTTGTCTCCTTTTGAGCCGTCTGATGGTTTGACCTTGCTCGGCCACAATCCATAAGGCCACCCCTAATGCGCATTGCACAAAATATTGAGTAAAGCCTATGCGGTCAATCTCTAGGCTACCAACGGAGCCCATAAGGATTAACCCGGCCAATAATTTAAGAAATGCATGCATTGTAAAATGCCTCCTTGATGTACTCTTCACTTCTCCCTGTTCGAGCCAGGTATGTTTCGAAACCGAACCGGTCAATGACGAAGGTTCGTTTCTTGCCTTTGCCGTAACAATAGGCGAAGGCTTTATAATGGTTGTTAGCGATGCCCTCTCTAACCGCTGTAAGGGTTAGGCCTAAAACGCTAGCCATCTGCTTTACTGTAATGGTTGGGCTCATAATACCTTTAACATGATTACAAAGTAGATAATCATAACGGTTAACGTTATAAAGGACAACAATCCAAGGATTCGGTTGAACCAGAGGTCAATCTTAGCGGTTCGATGAATCTGTTGGACGTGTAAATGCTCGATGATGATACGATCATCTTTTTCATTGTTCATAGTTACCTCCTATACAGGGTCAATGCCCCAGTAATCATCTTCTTCAGATGGATCAACTTGTAAGTGTTCAAGAATTTTGGCGATTGTTCGAACCGATACCGGTCTACCATTACACGCCGTAAGGATTGTGCAGGGTGAAAGCCCGGTCATAGTGGCTAGCTCTGACCGAGATACACCGAGCTCCTTCATCCGACGAGCGAGTGAATCTTGGTACAGGTACGTTACACAAGATTTACGTTTGTTCATAGTGACTGCCTCCTTATTAATATACAATACGATATTTCGTATTTAACGAGTATAAAAAAGGGTTTCCACGGATAAATCGGTTTCTAATGCAGCTTTAATTGCTAGGCATTCGTGGTAGGTTATATCAGTCTTACCATTTAACTTATCAATTAAAGTTGCGTAGCGCTTGTTGATTTTATCAGCTAGAATCTTCTTATTCCAGCCCTTCCTAGCTAGCTCCGCGTTCAGATTTGGATACATTGAGCACCCCTCCTTTCGATATTTCATATTTATCAATTCGATATTTCATATCGACTTTGTACGTTCATTATAATCCGAAATTTTGAATTATACAAGTACTTTTTTCATAAATTATTACGATTTACGAATATTTAATTATTCATTAACTATATCGGAATATATAATTTATTGTTTATATCGGTTTATTCCGTATTTATATATTGTTATTTCGTATTTATATATTGAAATTTCGTATTTTAAATGCTAATATATGTATATAAAGACCGATATTAATAGAGGAGTTATGTAAAATGACAAGAGAAGCGTACTTGAAACAATTGATCCTAGAGGATTCTGGCACAGTAAAAGACTTTGCCAAGAAAATCAATATGCCGTACTCCACGTTACACTCCATCCTTAATAATGTTGGCGGAGCCTCCGTGGATAAGGTTATTAGGATATGTAGAGGCCTAGGGATTACCACCGATGATCTCGAACGGGCGACACAAGACGGTGTTCCATCTATGTTTACACCAGCTATAGACTCAGCGACTAAAGCCGCGCTTATGGGAGCAGGTGCGGCAGTGGGCGGCCCTTTGGGTATGAGCATCGCCGCAGCAATAGCAAAAAATCCAGAATTATTAAAGTTATTTAAGTCCTTAAGAAATGCACATGCTGATGACATCGAGGAAGTAACCAATTACGCTAAATATATTCAATCTAATAAGAAATGAGGTAACAGTTATGAAGCTTAAATCAATTATCGCTATTCCTATTATTCTTATAGTCGCCATAGGTCTCGCCCTATTCGCCTTATGGCCTAAACCATCCATCGAGTTTAAGGACGAGTCGGTTCTTGGCCATACCGTAACCAGTGTAGTCCTTGAGGACTGGACACTCACATCTGCCCAGGGCGGAGAGAACTCCACCCTCACCTTCCCTAATGGGAAGTCTGTACAAGCGCATTGGCAGATTGTTCAGACCGTACCACCTGCACACCGATTCGATAGGTTCCCTGAATCGTTCTTCTACCACACCATATATGTGGCACCGGTTCAGCCAGGACTCGTTGATTACATTAATGCTAATAAGCCTACAGTAACCTACTACCTCAACGGAGAGGCTAAACAGATTCAATTTAAATAAACGTAAAGCCCCTATCCGATACTACTCAGATAGGGGCTTAGCTATAGGAAGGATATGAAATTATGGCCATGAAACGTGCCAACGGAACAGGATCCGTTTATAAAATGAAACATAAGCCGTTACGCAAGCCTTACCGGGCTGTCGTAACCACTGGCTATGATGAGAATGGTAAATGCAAGCGTAAGACCATCGGATATTACGCTAAATCAAAAGACGCCTGGGATGCCTTATCAGAGTACGGCATCTATCCGGAGAAATTTGAAACGAAAAAAGTATTGTTCAGTGAATGTTGGCGATGGATGATTGCCGACAAAGAACGTAAAGGAATTGATACGAAAAAAGGCGGATATTCGACCGCACAAGCGAAGATATCATCAATTTGGAATAAACCTATACAAGAGATTAAACTCGTCCATCTGCAAGCGATAATCGACGAAAATAGTCATTTGAGTCGCTCGTCTATTGGTCTGATTGTCAAGGGTCTGAACGGTGCCTTTGAAGCAGCTATCAAGAATGATGTGATTATCAAGAATTATGCAGCGCTCCTTGAATTGAAACCGGCGGAGAAATCAAACATCCATAAGCCTTTCACAGAAGAAGAGATTCAAACAATTTGGAATCACTCAGACGAGGATATTGCGAAACTCTTATTAATGTATATCTACACCGGTATGCGCCCTATTGAACTACTATCCATTAAGATGGAAAACGTCCACCTGGATGAACGATATGTCATAGGTGGAGTTAAAACGAAAGCCGGCAAGGACAGAATCATACCTATTGCAGATTGTATTATGCCTTTTTACCGCGAAATTCACGCCCAGGCGGTCGCTTCTAAATCTGATACACTTATCCCTCCTGGGTACACCGCAAAGTATCTAGGAAAGCCAATAAAACGATTCTGTAAGGAAGTCGGAATATCGGACCACCTCCCTCACGATACTCGCCACACGTTCATCACCTTGGCCAGCAACTACGGAATCGATCGTTACATTCTGAAGTCCATCGTTGGCCACACACAGAGTAAAGACATAACGGCGGATGTGTATACGCATAAGACGATTGAACAATATATCGAAGAGGTAAATAAGATACCCGCATCATTTCGTTAACAGGTTGTGCAACGGTTGAGCAACGCACACGAATTTTAGCAATTTTTAAAAGAAAAAGCACAGTACCTATGCGCATAAGTACTGTGCTTTCTGCATTTGTGAAACTGTATGTCTTATTTGGAGTACAATTCGACGATAAGTGTTTCGTTAACTTCGATAGGAAGTTCTTCACGTTGAGGAAGACGAGTGAAT